TCCTTTGGATGGGATTTGAACAAATTGTGTCGGTGTTACAAAATCCATTGGATTGGCCATTTGTGGTGCATCTTCTGATGATTTTGGTTTGTGACCGCCCTTCATACGGTCTTGGTTGTTTCTTTTCTTCATTAATACCTCTTAGTTTATTATATTTCGTTAGTCACTGGGGCCCAGTTTCTTCTCGCCGCTAGGATTTTCAGTGCCTGCCTCTGAATGTTCGGCCCAGTCATAAGAAACATCTAGGGTGTATTGAACAAGATCATCAGACCCATAGTCAAGGTCTCCCCATGAAATTTTTGTTATGATTGGATTAAAAAGTGTCCACATCTCTGTGTGGTTGATTTTCCCCTTGACCTTGTCCCAACCTTCTGGCGCCAATTGATAGATTTTGAAATTTCCATTTTCTCCAAAAGAGTTGTCAATATTAGCGGCCTTCGATGGAGATACAATTGGTGTTAATTTTTTTATTTGTGATCCCAAGGATGATGGAGTTATATACCCTGTTGCTAGCAGCATTTCGAACAATTGCCCTGAAGTGGATTTGGCATTTGCGGGTGGCGATGGCGCCGAGGGTGTGGACCAGGAATCTTCGTTAGCTTGGAGATCTTCTGCAGTCGAAGTTGCGGTGTGTCCCCATATCTGATTATCGACAAATGTCATTGTAATCGGTTCCCACCTGGGAATACCGGGATAGTTATAGTAATGATTAAGCATTCTATACTCTTTCTTTTCGATAGCCACAGCAGGTTTTGTGATAGTAGACAAAGAAACCAACCACCCACCATTACCTAGCTCTACAATAAATCTAGATTTTTGTTTAGGATGGCTGATTTTTTCGTTGAGATCATTGCCCCAAAATGCCATTTAAGACTCCTTACGTTGTTGGTGGGGTACGCTGCAGGGTGTCGATGCCAGCGTCCATGGAAGGTCCGGCTGAATATTCATTTGAGAATATTTGATCGCCTTCATCGCTGTCTGTTGGACGCCAATTGGCCCAGTCATATTTGATCGTCAGAGAAATCTCTGATAAGTCATCAGATCCATAATCAAGATCGCCAAATCCAACCTTTGTTATGAATGCGTTATGAAGTTCCCATTTTTCAATCGTGTTCCCGTTGGAATCAAGTTGAAAGATTATAAATGTACCTAGCGCTGCTGTTGCAGGGCCCTTGCCCATAGTGTTTAGTGCTTCTTCTGCCGTGTTTGGCGTTCGATATCCAGCACCATGAAGAAGATCTAGAGTCTGCTTTGATGCGTCTGGGGAAGCTGGGTCTACCAACACTACCTCGACGTCATCCCAGGATACAGAACCAGGAAACTTGAACGTGTGTCCAATGAATTTATGTTCTGTGTCTCCGACTGTCATTGTTGGCTTCGAGCAGGTTTTTGCAAACCATAGAATACCACCAGTGCCTCCAACTTGTAGATTGTTGCCGCCGGATGTTCCGCCAAATGCGACCTTCCATCTAAATTTTCTTTTTGGATCCCCGTCTGTTGCTTCCAATCCTTTTCCCCAAAATGCCATGATATTATTCTCCTATATGTTCTTAATTAGTTGCTTAGACAAAATCCGCACCGGTTTTGGTGATAACAAAGTCAACCACGATATATTCAATCGCACGAGCTGGCTTGATGTAGATTTTGGCATACATGATGTTGCGATCAATTAGATCAGCTGTTGTCGTTGATTCATCAAGGATCAACTTATAATCAGAAAGCCCATATCTAGATTTAACACCAGAAAGGACTGGATTAACCTGTGACTTAAAACGATTCCAGGTTGATTGTACATTCTGATCGAACAACAAGTTACGGGAAATCGTAGAAACTTTTGATTTCAAGAAAAGAACCAAACGACGGACATTAATTCTATCCAAAGCAGAAGCATCCGCTTGAAGAGTCTTTTGCCCAAAGATTACCACGCCTTCAGCAGGGAAAGTAGCGATTGGATTAATGTTTACTTCATACATAGAGTCTCTCTCTTTTGAATCAAGACGCTGTCTTGCCTGGAGGACACGAGGTCCACGAGATCCACCAAGAGAACCAAGTCCTCCACGGTTAAATCCAGCAGGTGCAAACCACAATTCAGAAGTTGCTTGAGATTTCGCCATCGCTCCGAGTCCAGCTACCGACGAAGGTATCCACACAAGTTGACCGCCATTCAAGTTATCTGAAACTTGTACCCAAGGGTAAAAAGCAGCAGCATAAGAAGAGTCAAGATTTCTTTGTCTCAAAGAACTCACTGCGCTATCAACTGACCCCAATGAATTTGAATCATTGTCGGATGTGTCTCTTTCTGCAATTGGAGTATAATCATTTTCTAGATCAATAATCGCCAAAGTATCTTTTCTAGCCTCGGCAACAGAGATAATCCTGTTTGTGATTAATGGTTTCTTAATTCCCGGCACAACAAGAAGGTTAGATGGTACAACTTCAGGGTCAAGAACAGAGTCTAATGCTTTGTTCAAGGTGTATTGAAGATAGTTTGTGGTATCGTTTCTAGTTGTTCCGATCAGATCATCTCTCAAAGGTTCTTTCTCTGTAATGTCCCATCCTTCAAATCCGCCATGAATAGGCATCAAGAATTGACGAACATTTTTGTCGAGAAGTGCCCCGAAAGAGTTTATGACTGAATAAGAAGTGCTTGCGTCATAAGAAAGATCTGTATAAGTTACAGTATTTGCTGCCGTGTCAATCACGATATCATCCAAAGTAAATGTGAATGAAAGCTCGAAGTCCGTACCAGGAGTGAATGAGTCAGCATTAACAGGAAGTCTTCTTAGATAATCACAATAATCTGGATCATGCGAAGTTGATGTTGAACTAACTGCCGGACGAATTCCGTAATAAGCACGATAAGGGTCCGATGCTCCACCTTCGGTTCCATTTGCTCTCAAAGGAATTGATGGGAATTTGTATGAAGCTGTGAAATTCGTAGGTCCGTCTACAAATATGGTGGAAGAACCACCTGTTGAAGGAACTGAATCATTCCCTTTGACGAAAGCACCCGCAAAATCATTTGTGTCGGTACCGCCTGCAAAGGCGACCATAGAACCAGTGAGGGCATCAATATAAGTACCAGTAATGGTTTGTGCATTAATAAAAGTACCAGGAAGGGACGAAGTTAGTCCAACATTCACGGTTTGATCTGTAGCGTCTACCAGACTGTCGCCATTGGTAAAGGCTAAATCAATAGCTGCTGTTGCCCTCGCTGTTATACTAGCGAGACTAGTAAGAGAGCCCGTGCTCACTGTATAAGCCGTAGCACTAGTTCTAGCGGTAGTAAGACCAGTAAATGTATAAGTAATTGCTGAATTTATTCCGTCATCGATGATAAAGGTCAAAGCATCCACATCGGCACCAGCAGTTTTAATTGGAGTAATCGATCCAGTTGCAACCACTCCAACCTGTGCATCAGTTCCAAATGCCTGTGCGCCAACGGAAGTATAATTAAGAGAAAAGCCCTTCGGACGAACTGGTCCTTTGAAGCCTGCAGGAAGTAATCCTTGACCACCACCAGTTTTAATAAACTCCTTCATGTCAACATAAATGATGTCTGATTGGTTTTGGAAGTCTCCATAAGTTCTGTAGCGACGATCTGCGTCACTCCATAATTGATATTGGTCTCCAATTCTCTTTGCGAGGTAATCAGGGGATGATGGATTTAAGTTACATCCAACATACCTCTCAATTGTTTGACCAGCCAAGTTCTTAATAGCAACAGTGAATGATCCAAAAGGAGTGACTAGTGGATTACCAGGCTCTGCGATTTGTTCAATGGCAATCATATAATTCTTTTCGATTTCCTCTCCAACATGAAGAGACTTGAAACGGAACATATCTTGCTGTGTTTTTTCTTTCTGACAAACAACCCATCCAGAATAGGCTTCTTTTGCGCCTTCTCTGTGGTCTGACCAACCGGTTGAGCCACTAGCGAGAGGGAGAAGAACTCCATATACTTCGCCGGTTGCGGCCGATGTGAGAGATGAAACTTCACGAGCAAATGATTCACCCAACCAGTAAGATTTCCTTTGAGCTTCAGCAACTGTTGTTTCATTAACCATTTGAGGGTTAGTACTAAACACAGAACGAACATATTTTGAAGAATTTCTATCAAAGTTAAAGGTAAGATTATCTGTGAGAGTAGATGTGGCATCATAAATTGCTAATTTAAATTCACAATTTGATCCAATGCTTTTGATGAAAGTACCAGCTTCTTGTGTATTAGCGTCGTTAGTAGAAACCTTTGTTCCATCTAAGGTCATGTAACCTTTTTCAGAATAAAATACAGCAGCAAGCGATCCTGTTCCAAAGTCAGTAGTACCAGATGCAACCAAGAAAAGTCCATAAGCAGTACTATTGGCTGTCGCTGTAGGGCTGGTAGAACCACTAAGTTCCCATCCAGCTTTTCCAAAATCAGAAGCTCCAGTTTTTTCATCCCCAGCTAATCTAACGATTGTTACTGGCGATTCTCCAGATGCAAGCCATGCTTGTGCAGCATAAGAAGCATAGGTAGGTCCTGTCATGTTACCATCACGCCACATGTCGCCTTGTGCTCCGTTACCACCAGGAACTGGTAGTCCGAATACAGACACAAAGTCGTCAAGGTTGCGAACTTTTACTGGCTTATTTGCCGGTCCTTTTCTAGTACGGCCAATGATAATTGGTCCTTCCGCATCACGCTCTAC